TGTATTCTTCAATGCCTGGAACTACACCGATATGATTGTGCTTGACATAGAAGTAAAGCGCACGACTTGCTTTGTATTGTCCGTCAGCAATAGAGTCGAAAGAAGGCTCAACACCATCTAGCACAGCACCTTGTATTGTGTCAGAGTTTTGATCCAGATATGAGAAGCCGAAAATACCAAACGCTTCTGGATCGTCTTGTAGTTTCTGAACAATCAGATTGTCTTGCTCACCAGCCTCGATGTATGCACCATCTGTTCTCATAGCACGACAAACCTTCGCTTTCTCGCCAGCAATCTTCAGTGCTTTCTTAGCAAGTTCATCTTTTCCGCAGTAACCTTTTTCATTAATCATCTCTACAAAAGATGCTCTTGTTCCAGATGTCGTTGGCGGACCCATGACTTTGATTGGAATATTTGGCAAGTCTGGATTGACTTGATTCCAATGTGTGTATGGATTATCGATCCAGGTGCCGTCTTCTTGTGGAATCTTAGCAGTTAGTGCTTTACCCAAGTCTGCACGACTGATTACAAGTTGTGGTGCTTTTCTTGAGTTAGCAACAACGATACCATCGTAACCAACTTTGATTTCTGTCAAATCAACGCCTTGTGCGTTGCAGTATTCTAGTTCTTTTACCTTCATACGAGATGAAGCATTTCCAATGTCGATGTATTGAGTGCCAACACCTTGACATACATTCTTCTTACCTACAGATGATCCACCAGATTCTACTACTGGTGTTTTGATTGCAGGGTTGTTACCTAGTTTTTCAGCAATGATTGTTGCAAATGGAAGGACTGTTGATGAGCCAGCAATACTGATATAATCTCTGGCATGAGCATTGGTTGAAAGTATCAACATACTAAATAATACTACGAGCGATTTACGCATAATCGTTCTCCTATTGTTAAGACAAGAAAAGAGGCACCATCTTCGCACTTTGGTGTCTCTTTTCGTATTTAGAACTTAGACTTTTTTTGCACAAATATTACAAAAGTTAATCCATCATCTCAAGCGCAAGTTCAGTAGTTTCAGTCACACGCCGTGTCCAACCTCTACCAAATGTGGCAAAAGTTTTCAGACCCTCATAGTAAGTTTGTCTACGGTGTTGATACTCACCGATTGCAACTTCAACACTGTTGTCTTCTAGATATTCAGCAAGTTTACCTAGTGTGCCTGGTCCGATTGCGCCATCTTGTCCAGCACCAACTAGTCCTTGTAGATACTTCGCCGCACGACCTGTTCCAGCATTGATACCAAAATCAAACACACAAAGGTCTAGACCAGAAGGCAAGTCATCACCTTTCACTCTATCCCAATAGTTCTTCTTGTAGATAGGCTCGACATCTTCTACTGTCAAGTCCTTCATATCTTTAGTTCCACCCCATTCTTCCCAAACTCTTTTTGTGACACCAAGATTGGTTTCACCGCCTGGATCGTCAGGGTGATTCACATAACCACCTTCGTGATGAAGGATAGTCTCTAAACATTTCTGCCAGTTTTCTGCCGCCATTATACATTCTCCTTATAAAAAAATAGGGGGCCTTGCGCCCCCTATTTAGAACTATTTTATTTCAATCAGCCGAGGCTTCTTTTCTTCTGGAATAATACGCTCAAGTTGAATGGTGAGCATACCGTTTGTCAGTTCTGCATCTTTCACTACGATATCATCAGCAAGTGTAAACTTACGGTCAAACTTCTTCATAGAGATACCTCTGTGAATCATTTCGCTAGTTTCATCAAGTTTATCGTATGTAGAGCGAACTGTGACTTCACCTTGTTTATACTCCACTTCAACATCTTCTTTGCTTAGACCAGCGACTGCCATGTCAATATAGAAGTCTGTATCTGATTCTTTGCGAATGTTATATGGAGGAAAGCCTGTTGATTGCTTCTGATGTTCAGCATATCTCTGTAGATTGTCGAACATTCTATCAAAACCAACGGCATATGGGGTGAGTCGATTCATATCGAAAGTAGTTAAATGTGTCATTTGCTAATCTCCTATTAAGCAAGATTGTTTTGTAAATAAGCCCATAAAGGCGCTTACGACTTATATATGCATCATTAGCATATATTTCAACCCTATTGGGTTATTTTTTTACACCAAAATCTGGTCTATTATCAAGTATGTATTTTGAATACGCAGGATCATCACCATCGACATAATGTAAGTGTGCTTGAACTTGCCAAGTTCCTTCATACTTTTCACGCCAATGAGGAACATCACATCCCTTGTAGACTAATAGATCACCCAGATTTAGATCAATCTGTTCATCGCCTACAAATATAGGCCAGTCAGTGTTGCATCCAGAGGCAAGAGGTAGAGTTATGCTATATTGACAAGATGGTCTATCTGTGTGTTTCACTAGATGTTGACCATTCTCGTAAAATCTAACAAAAGAATATGTGGGTTGTAGATTAGATATTTTTGTAGTCTTACTTATAACTGGAAGAAGATGAATCAGTAATGCTTCTGCAAATGTATCAGCATACTGAAATATGCTAAAAGGTTTGACGACATCATTATTATTACAAGTAATGGTATCTAAAAGTTGATCATAGTCTTTTGTGACAAAGAACTTCATTCTAAAATAATTTTCACAAAGACTCAGTATTTCTTTTGATACACAGTCTCGTACAATCATATAATCTTTTTTCATACTACGAGTTCTCTGATATTTTCTTTGCTCTTGCATCAAGATATGTTGAATATAAAATTTCATACAAATTTGGCTCAGAATAGTTAGGTCCTTTCAGCACCTTACCATCTTCACGGTAGATTGGTTTGCCGTCTGCACCAAGTTTACTCATGTTACTTCTTTGCACTTCAGCAAAGCATCTGTCTAAATCGAGGCCAAAAGCGTGACCAGCCCCATAAGTGACATATAGAATATCAGTGAGAGCATCAGCAACCGCCACGATATTCTCGGCTTTAATGGCTTCTTTAAGTTCATCAAGTTCCTCTTCAATCAACTCAATTCTCAACTGTTGTGTGGATTCATCTGGAAACTCAGGCTCTTCTTTTACCTCTTGTCCAAATGCATTCATAAAGTCCTCTACACTACGAAAGTTAGAGTATATCAATCTTTTTTCCATAATCTATTTTTTCTTCCCAATATTATACTTTGCTGTCAGAATCCATTCGTCTTTTTCTTTGTAAGGTAGCACCTTGATTTGTGATAGTGGTGCTACAGGATCAGAAGACTTAGTATCTTCTACCAATCCAATCAATCCCCACTCAGCAAGCAGGTTAGCAATCGTGTTACGTCTTGCAATATCGTCTTCAGTAAAGTTGCTAGGCTTTCCGTCAAGCGCAAACAACTCTTTGAAGTGTACGATATAATACTTACCTTGTTTGTGAAGAATATGACAAGACTGATAGATTGTCTTGTCTTTGCGTGATGCGACACCGATACGAGTTAGTGTTTCTCTAATCTTTAGAAAATCATCGTCTTCTTTTAGTGTCACCTCTACGAGATTACTAATATCAACCGTCATTACTCCCACCTTTTTCCAGTGTGTTTCTTATTATTGTCAACTGTTCTGAAGAAAGGATAGATAAGGCTTGAAGTGCTTTAGCATCATTGTAACCATAATATTGCTTCACTATAGACAGATCGCCTTCATCATCTTTCTTCACCCATTTAGCAAACCTTTTTTTGGGTCTAACAGTATTTAGTAAATACTCGAACTGAAGGAGATTGTCTGTTTCCCACCGCCTGTTCATCTCGTTAGCGGCGCCTATAGTGTCCATATGATAGGACAATGCACGATTTGTCATAAAGACAGAGTACGACTTTTCAGCAAGATAATCGTTCTCTGTACCTCGCATGATATTCTTCTTAGTCGTATTGATGGCATTTACATAATCAAATGGATTTGTCATTTCCACTCAACCTCTACCATCAGTTCAGTTAGACAAGCCATGATATTGATCTCTTGATCAGCAACAAAAGCAGACTTGTATTGATAGTCAGCGATTGTCACAACTGTCTGTGGTATGCTCTGAGGCTGAATGTATTCATTCATACCTTCATAGATTTTACGAAAGAGTGGTGCTACATCACCATCAACATTCTGTGCAACCCATTTACGAACCGTGCTGAACTCTTTGTTTCTCAAAGCATCGATGAGAGAGTTTAGATTCTTGTCAGAGAAAGTAGACAGAATACCAGTATCGATAGTACCAGTAGCAGAGTATCTTTGTAGTTCATTGAGTACTCTACGATTGTCTGGAAAATATTTCTTGACAACTTCTGCTACAACCTTATTGTCATATGTGACTTGTTCTAGCAATAGAATCTTTTGTATTCTCTGAAAGAACTCTTTAGCCATCTGTGGTTTGTCAGCATTGCTAATCTTGAACTCAATCACAGAACATCGACTTTGCAGTGGTGCAATAATCTTATTGACAAAGTTACAAGTAAGAATGAAGCCACAGTTGTTGCTATACTCTTCCATGAAGTTTCTCAGTGCTGGTTGTACAGAGTTAGCATTGAGATAGTCTGCTTCATCTAGAATCACATACTTACGTCCGCCTGAAAAAGATACAGAT